CGCCTGGTACGGCAGCATTAAAGCGCTGGCATCCGCGCTTGATGTTTGGCCGCACGTGATCAGTCGGTGGGGTGAGAAGCCGCCGATGGCGAGGCAGTACGAACTCGAAGTCAAAACCAAGGGTGAGCTGAAGGCAGATGCAGATGACGACCAGTAGGCTGGACGCAGCGCTGTTTTATGCGTCAGTCGGGTGGCATGTCTTGCCAATACAGCCGAACAGCAAGCTGCCAGCCACGCAGCATGGCGTGCATGACGCGACGACAGATCCGAAACAAATCGAGCGCTGGTGGCGGGACAACCCAGACTACAACGTCGCGATCGCTGCCGGTGAGATCAGCGGCATTGTTGTGTTCGACATTGACCCGCGTAACGGCGGGCGCGAAGGCTGGGACGACTGGCTCGAGCGCGTAGGCGATTCGCTCGACGGGCCGGTACAGCTGACGGCAGGCGGTGGCGAACACCGGCTGGCGCTATGGGAGCCAGGCCTGCGATCGTCAAAGCTTGCCCAGGGCGTCGACTTCCTGTCGGACGGGCGCTACTTCATCGCACACCCGTCAGAGATAAACGGCAGGCAGTACGAGTGGGAAGGCTCCAGCGATCCTATGGAAGGCGTCGCGGTCATGCCTGTTCCGACTGGCTGGGTCGGCGCAATGTCGGAGCGAAAGCGATCGGCGGCCGTCGACGGCGGGTTGATTACTGGAAACCGAAATGCCGGTCTGACATCGCTTGCAGGATCGATGCGATACCACGGCATGACCGAGGCCGAGATTCTGGCCGCGCTAAATGTCGCAAATGAGACTCGCTGCGACGTGCCGCTTCCTGCGAGTGAGATTGCGCAGATCGCGCGCTCGGTGGCTCGATACGAACCAGAAGAGGACAAGGCCGCCAGCGTCGCGCTCGGCACCGCAGTCGCCGAGGAGCTGCTGCGCAACCAGACAAAAGACCGCTGGCTACACAACGCGGATGACTTCAGCCAACAGCCCGCGCCCATCAAGTGGCTGGTGAAGGGCTGGATTCAGGCCGATGCCATGATCATGGTCCACGGACCAAGTGGGTCCGGCAAGACGTTTCAAGTTCTCGACTGGGTGGCGCGCATCGCGTCAGGCCAGCCAGAATGGCTCGGAAAGAAGGTCCGGCAGGGCGGTGTTGTCTACCTCGCTGGCGAAGGTCACGTCGGCCTACGGGCGCGCCTGGCGGCGTGGAAGCACCTGCACGGCGTCGAGCGAATCGGCGACATGTGGATATCCGACAGCGGCTGCGACTTGAATACGCCGAGCGGCTACATCAAGGCGGTCGAGCATATTCGACTGCTCGAAAGCCCGCCGCGCGTCATCGTTGTTGATACCCTGCACCGATTCCTTGCAGGCGACGAGAACTCTGCCCAAGACGCCAAGACCATGCTGGACGCCTGCGCCGGGCTGATGCGCGAGTTCGACTGCACTGTGATACTGGTCCACCATACCGGCGTAAGCGAGGAAGCACAGCATCGCGCCAGAGGCTCCAGCGCGTGGCGTGGCGCGCTTGATGTCGAGATATCAGTGGTGCCGGGCGAGGTGATTCAGCTCATCCAGCGGAAGAGCAAAGACGCCGAAATACCGGAACCCGTGAACGTTCGGATACAGGGCGTGCAGATACCAGGCTGGGTCGATGAGGACGGAGAACCCGTCACCAGCGGGGTTATGGTCGAGGCTGATACCGCCGCGATGAACGTAAACAGCAAGCTTGCGCAGCATCGAAACCAGTTCGAGTCGGCCTGGGAATCAAGCGGCAAAGATGTTCGGATGAATTTGCCGTATTTATCTCGGGACGATTTAATTCAATATCTAATTGATGACAAGGGCATCAAGGAGGCGTCGGCCAAGATCTACGTGAAGCCCAACCAAAAGGGTCGCATAATATGCGAGTTAATATCTAATAATATCATTGAAGTATATGGTTCCGGCTGGTTAGTTGTCGATGAGGTGCACAGTAGTGCTATGCTGGCGCTGCGGAACAAAACGGAACAATAGGGGAACAGTTCCGTTTTGTTCCCCGGGATAAGGGTACATGCAGGGGAACAAACAGGAACAACAACACTAAGTGTTGTTCCTTTGTTCCAGCATGTATCGGCAAGTTTGTAGCATTGAAGCGGTACAGACGCGGAAAGGAGTAAGATTGTGCAAGATGCCAACTCCCGCCAGCTCGGCGGGACTCACTACATGGATCGAGCCATGCAGCCGTGGGATTATATAGCGGCTAATAACTTAGGGTTTTTTGAGGGTAATGTCGTAAAATACGTCACGCGCTGGAAGGACAAAGGCGGCGTCGCCGACTTGGAGAAGGCGAGGCATTATTTGGATAAATTGATTGAGATTGTCGGTAATGAGACCAAAGGCTAGAAAATACGACCGCGAAAAAGTTTGCGCAGATATTTTCGCCGACATGAGAAACGGCCTTAGCGCGCTAAAGGCGTGCAAGAAAAACGGGGTTCCTCAAAGCTGTTTGAACGATTGGCTGAATCAGGATCCACAACTTGCCGCAGAATACGCGCGAGCTAGAGAAGAGCTTCACGACTTCATCGCCGGAGAGATCCTTCAGATCGCCGACCAACCGCCGCCTTTGACGCCAGACGGCAAGGTCGACAACGGCGCAGTGCAGGCGATGCGCTTGCAGGTCGATACCCGCAAGTGGCTACTGTCCAAGCTGGCCCCGAAACGCTACGGCGAGCGGGTGGCGCTGGCGGCTGATGAGGAGTCGCCGCTTCAGGTCGGCATCAACGTGAACTTCGTAAAGCCCAATGGCTGAAGCTAACTTGCCCGACTGGGCCGAAGTTCTTTTTGACGAGTCGGCGCGCTACATTGCCGTGCGTGGTGGTAGGGGTTCCGGCAAGAGCAGGTCGGTCGCCACCGCATTAGTGCTCAGGGCCGCACAGAAGCCTCTACGGGTGCTTTGCGCTCGGGAGATACAGAAGAGTATCAGGGACTCGGTAAAACGCCTCCTAGACGACGAGATTGCGCGCTGCGGGCTAGGGAAGTTCTTCGTCTCAACGGATACAGAGATCAGAGGCAAGAACGGCAGCTTGTTCCTGTTCGCCGGGTTGAGAACAAACGTCGACTCGGTGAAGTCGATGGAAGGCATCGAGGTCTGCTGGATCGAAGAAGCGCAGACGGTCAGCCAGTCGAGTCTTGATACTTTGATCCCGACCATCCGACAGGAAGGCAGCCAAATCTGGCTAACTTGGAATCCGAAATACGAAACCGATCCGGTCGAGGTGATGTTCTCAGGCTCGACGCTGCCGCCTTCAACGCGGCTGGTGACTGTCAACTACGACTCGAACCCATGGTTCCCCGAAGTCCTGCGCGCCGAGATGAAGTACGACCGCGCCCGCGACCCGGAAAAGTACCAGCACGTCTGGCGCGGCGCTTACCTGACGAATTCAGAGGCGCGCGTGTTCCGAAACTGGAAGGTCGAGGAGTTCGAAGCTCCCAAGGACGCGATTCACAGGCTCGGCGCCGACTGGGGCTTTGCGGTCGACCCGACTGTATTGGTTCGCTGTCACTTGGTCGGTCGGACTCTGTACGTCGACCACGAGGCCTACGCGCTGGGCTGCGACATAACAGCAACGCCGGACCTGTTCATGTCGGTGCCGGAGGCCGAGAAGTGGCCGATGGTGGCCGATAGCTCGCGGCCCGAGACAATCAGCCACATGCGAAAGCATGGCTTCCCGCGAATCACTGCGGCGGTGAAGGGCGCGAACAGTGTCTCTGAGGGCATCGAGTGGCTGAAATCCTACGATATCGTCGTTCACCCGCGCTGCCAGCACGTCATTGATGAGCTGTCGCTCTACAGTTACAAGACGGACACCTTGACAGGAGCCGTGCTTCCTGTTCTGCAGGACAGAGACAATCACTGTATCGATGCGTTACGATATGCGCTTGAAGGCGTCCGCAGGGCGCAGGCTGCGCGGCCAGTCGCCGAGGTGACGCCGCTAGCCGTGGCGAATCGCTGGAGATAGCATGGCTCGAATCAGTAAAGAACAACGACTGCTTGACGTACACGAGGAGGCGCTGAGCCGCTTCGACGATATCCAGTCTGCGCTTCGCGACGAGCGGCTGCAGTGCCTGCAGGATCGACGGTTCTACTCTCTCAGCGGCGCGCAGTGGGAAGGCCCGCTCGGCTACCAGTTCGAGAACAAACCGCGCTTTGAAGTCAATAAGATTCACCTTGCGGTGATCCGCATCATCAACGAGTACCGCAACAGCCGCGTCACGGTGGACTTCATCGCCAAAGACGGCGCGACGAATGAGAAGCTGGCCGAGACATGCGACATGCTGTTCCGCGCCGACGAGCAGGATTCGACGGCTGATGAGGCTTACGACAACGCCTTTGAGGAAGCGGTGGCCGGTGGCTTCGGCGCCTGGCGGCTGCGCTCTTGCTACGAAGACGAGTACGACCCAGAGAACGAACACCAGCGCATCAAGATCGAGCCTATCTTCGACGCTGATAGTTCAGTCTTCTTCGATCTCGACGCCAAGCGCCAGGACAAAGCCGACGCGCGGTACTGCTACGTCGTGCATTCCGTCACGCGCGAGGCGTACAAAGAGGAGTGGGGCGACGACCCGTCCGACTGGCCGAAGCTGGTGCAGCAGGTCGAGTTCGACTGGGACACGCCGGACGTGGTGTATCTGGCTGAATACTACCGCGTGGAAGAGGCGTCCGAGCTGATTCGGACCTTCCGCAACATCGACGACAGCGAGGAAAAGTACTCTCAAAGCGACTTCGAGGCCGACGAAGAGCTTGAGGAAACGCTAGCGGCAATCGGTGCGGTTGAGGTCAAGCAGCGGCGCATCAAGCGGCGTCGTGTGAGAAAGTACATTCTCTCAGGCGGAAAGATCCTCGAGGACTGCGGTTACATCCCCGGCACCTGCATTCCGGTCGTTCCGGTCTACGGGAAGCGCTGGTTCGTCGATAACGTCGAGCGCTGCATGGGTCACGTGCGTTTGGCGAAAGACGCGCAGCGCCTCAAAAACATGCAGCTGTCCAAGCTCGGCGAGATTAGCGCGCTGTCGTCTGTCGAGAAGCCGATCATGGTGCCGGAGCAGGTGGCCGGGCACCAAGTGATGTGGGCTGAGGATAATATCAAGAATTATCCCTATTTGTTGGTCAACCCGATCAATTCAACTGACGGAACCCAGCAGTTCGCTGGCCCGCTGGCCTACACGCGCTCGCCTGCAATCCCGCCTGCTTTGGCAGGGCTGCTTCAGCTCACAGAGCAGGACATGGCCGATATCTTGGGGAACCAAGGCGAGGCCGACAAGATTGTTAGCAATATCAGCGGCAAGGCCGTTGAGATGATCCAGCAGCGTCTGGACGGCCAGACGTTTATCTACATGAGCAATTTTGCCAAAGCGATGAAGCGCTGTGGCGAGATCTGGCTCGCGATGGCGCAGGAGATTTACGTCGAAGAAGGCCGGAAAATGAAGGGCGTGGCGGTCACCGGCGACACGCAGCCGCTGGTGCTCATGCGTCCGAAGGTGGATGAGGAGACGGGGCGCATCGAGTTCGAGCACGATCTCTCCGACGCCAAGTTCGACGTGGTTGCTGATGTCGGCCCAAGCAGCGCCAGCAAGAAGAGCGCAGCCGTGCGCGCGCTGACAGGCATGATGCAGATTACGAGCGACCCAGAGACGCAGATGGTGCTTCAGGCTTTGGCACTCATGAACATGGAGGCCGAAGGACTCGGCGACGTTCAGGACTTCTTCCGCAAGCGCCTGGTCGGCATGGGCGTGGTCAAGCCGACCGAGGAAGAGCTAGCCGAGATGGAGCTGGCCGCAGGCCAAGGCCAGCCGCAGGATCCGAATGCGATCTACCTGCAAGCCGCAGCGGAGGAAGCCGTCGCCAAGGCCGAGAAGGCCCGCGCGGATGTGATCGACACGATTGCGGATGCGGAACTGAAGCAAGCGAAAACGGCAGAGGTGCTGGCGGGCATTGGCGTCGAACCCGTGGCTGCGTCCGCCTCCCCTCCCTCGGCCACGCCTGGCGCCCCGGCCAGCACTTCTGCCGCCTCGCCTGCTCCCAACGTGCTCGACGAGATCGAGACCGAGAAGAAGCTTCTTCAGCTCGAGCAGCTGCGCCTCGAGACCTCGCTCAAGTTCCGCGAGGCGCAGGCGAAAGAGGACGAGAAGGAGCAGCTCGAGAAGCTGCGCCAGGCCGAGCTGTCAGTTCAGGACGCAGCCGAGCAGTTGGTTACGGCGAGTCAGGACATCAAAGCCACAATCGACGCGCTGATTCGATCCAACGAATCGACAGCGAAGGACGCCATCGAGGCGATCAAGCGTCCGAAACGCATCATCAGAGAAAAGGGCCGCATCGTCGGCGTGGAGTAAACAATGACGCTTCAGTATTCCGTAACTGTTCGCAACGCCAAGCTCGATGCGGTCGAGACTGCCATCGGCGCTTCGGCTGTGCTCAAGATCCGCAGCGGCTCGGTTCCTGCCAACTGCGCGGCGGCAGACAGCGGCACGGTTCTGGCAACAATCAACCTGCCGTCAGACTGGATGGACGCCGCCACCGGCGGCACTAAGTCGAAGGCGGGAACCTGGACGGATGCGTCTGCGGATGCATCCGGAACTGCCGCACACTTCCGGTTATATGCATCCGACGGCACCACCTGTCACGCGCAGGGCACCGTCGGGACCAGCGCAACGGACATGATTGTTGACAGCGTGAGCTTTACGAGCGGGCAGTCTTTCACTGTGACCGCGTTCACCCTGACGGCGGGTAATGCGTGATGGATGTCTTTTTGATCAAAGACGGAAAGGTAGACAACTGCATCTGTGCGGACAGCGTAGAACGCGCGCAGAGGTTTTACCCCGACCACATCTGCATCGAGCGCACGGACGCACTGCGCGGCTATGGCCCGGGCGATCTGTACGACGGGCAGAATTTCTCGAAAGCTCCATACGTACATGTAATCGTTCCGGTCAGCCGACTGGAATTCCTGCGTCGATTCACACCTGAGCAGCGCATCGCAATCCGGGCATCAAATGACCCGGTAATCATTGACGCCCACGAACTGCTTGATATCGCCACCGATATTTCTGTTGATGACCCGGACACGATCC